CTCCTCGATGTGTAATGGCTAGGTGATTCTATTCGGAGGGGACTGGAGAGGGTAGTCACAGTTTGGCTAGGCGGGCTCTGTCCCTCTGGTTAGGGGTGTTACCGTGTGAGCATCTCGCGAAGCTTCACACCATCAGCGATGCTCACGACCTTGGCCACTACGCCTCCTTGGGGGAGGAGTCCGTACTTCGATGGCGCTTGCCAAGTGACGGTTGAACTGAGGAAGTAGTCGCCTGGCGGGATGTCCGTGAATGTGAAGTTTCCGTTCCCGTCCGCCACCGTAGTGATGGACCCCTGTCCTGATCGAGGATCTGGCGCCTCAAGCGCCTGCCCTCCTATGTAGTTCACTTCGTACCACTGTTTCGAATAGGACGTAACGGGGACTAGGTAAACTGTGCTCCCTGCACCGAATTTCACATCTCCACCAACGGTCTTCATAAAGACCTGGCCAGTCAATGTGCCAGTCCCTTTTGTCGGAAGAGCGGCAAATTCAGCAGCAGGGAATGGAATTCTCGGGACCGGCGTTTGTTGAGATACGGCACAACCTGACAGCATGATCATTATTGCTGCTATGGCGATTAAACGCATGAAACCTCCTTGATTATCAAAAAGCCCGAGTGCCGGTCGGCACCTGACTACATCGCGCCGCCACGCCAGATAACGCGGCCGATGATCGGTAGATCATGAACTGACGTTTCGCTTGCGATTTCGTCTGGGTATGCGGTTTTGTCAGGGTTGTCGCTTCGAATGAGCCAGGCACCTGTTAGCTGCTGATTCAGGCGCTTGATGCTGACGCCGCCGTCTGGTCGCCTGATGACGTACACCTGCTTATCCTGGGGCTCTATCTTAGCTACGTCGAAGAGGACCACATCGCCTTCGAATATGTAGGGCTCCATGCTGTCGCCCTCTGCGTAGATCACGAAGAGGTTCTCTGGTTTGGAGTTGACCCGCTTCAGCCAATCTCGCTTGAACACCAAACCTTCAGTGGTCTCTACGTGATCATTGAAATATCCATCGCCGCACTCGCCGCGAGCAGTGTATTGGGGAATCAGGGCGTAGTCCTTTTCGCTCGGGGCTCCTGGTGGAACCTCTTCATTGTTGTTCATGTTTCCACGCCCGGCGGCGAGCCATAGTGCGCTTACGCCACAAGCGGCAGCCAACTGAGCAATATATGCCGACCCCTGCGACTTCCCCTGCTCAAGGTTGGAAATTGAGGTTTGGTCCAGGCCAACTCGTTGAGCTAATTGAGCCTGGGTGAGTTTGGCGTGCTTGCGCGCGGCCTTGATGCGGTCTTTGAGTTCCATCCGAAAAGTATCAGGGGCGCTCCCATATCCTTGCAAATGAGTGTTCCCCTGGGATACCTTATGAGTATTCCCATAAGGAGGGATGCTATGACCACCATCTACAAAGAGCTCGTCGCCCATTTTGGGACTCAAGACGAGACCGCCGCGAAGCTCGGCGTTGACCAAAGCACTGTGTCTGGATGGGTCCGGGGAAAGCACGGGATGTCTCCTGTTGTTGCGAAGCGGGCTCAGGTTCTGACCGACGGGAAATTCAAGAAAGAGGACCTGTGTCCGGCTTTCCCGTGGGAAGTGCTGTCGGCGGTTGCCTGACATGACAGCCAGCCAATTAAACGCCGAGCGCGATGCAAGGGCACGGGAGTTCGAATCCCTGATCCTCAACCGACTTTTGTCGGTGGGTCAGAAGACCGTCGCCGACACAATCGGCGTGAGCGAATCGACTGTCAGTCGTTGGAAAGAGGGCGAGATAGAGCGGTGGTGCAAGGTGCTTGCGCTGCTGGAGCTTCAGGTCGTCCCGATGTCGGCTCAGTGCCATCCATCTGAGTACATCCAGGCGCTCAAGACCCTGGCCGAGCTTGGCCTTCAGGCCGAAAAGAAGCGGCCTGGTCCGTTGGGGTGGGATTGATGCGAAAGCGACTCACGAATACCGACTACGCCGCAATGGCTAACGCTGCTGAAGAGCTGGCGGGTATGGGGTCGAGTGAGTGGAGGCGCAGATACAACAAAGCCCTGAGCGACTACTACAGGGCTTTGTCGGTGCGTGGATCGGTGGCAGCCGAATCACGCGTGGGAAATAGCAAACGGACGGACCGAGTATGAGCAATATCGTTTCATTACGCAACACCGGGGGGTTTACCCGGATGGACAACAGCTTGATGGAATCGCTGGCCAAGGTGGATTTGCCTGCCCGCGAGTTCCGAGTGCTTTTCGCGATATGCCGCCAGACGATTGGATATCAAGTTGAGGCAAAGCGCCTAACCGCAGACGAGATTGGCGCGCTGACCAACATGCGCCGCGACGTGGTGTCAAAGGCGATCAGCCATCTGCTGGAGAGGAGAATCCTGTTCCGCATCGGGGGAAGCCGCGGTGAGCTGGGCGTTTCTCCCGCCAGCGAATGGGTATTCCACGAGCAGAATAAAGAACGTCTCAGTGAGACCAAATCATCTCACTCGGACAATGTGATCTCACTCGGCGATAAGGTGAGTGAGACCAAAACTGCTCACTCCCTTCTCTATACAAAGAAAAAAGATCTACCCCCTGAAACTGTTCCTTCGGAACAGATTTCCGCCCCCCAGGGGGCTGATCACGCTCCGGTCAAGAAATCCAACGGGGTTTCGTTCGATGGCGAGGACTTCCAAGTCGAACCGGCCCTGATTACCAAATGGGCCAACGCGTACTCCCCGGTTGACGTCGAGGCAGAGATCGCACGGGCTGCTGTGTGGGCTGCTGCAAATCCCCGGAAGGCCAAGAAGAACTGGCGCATGTTCCTGGTCAAATGGCTGGCAAAGAGCGCCACCAACTCCGTGAGCGAGACTGGCGTTCCGGTCGACAAGATCATTGACCTGTACCACCGCGTTTGCCCGAACCTGCCGGCTGTCTCGGTTGTCGGCGACAAGGTTCTCCGCGCCCTGATCGTTGAGCGCTGGAACGAGAGCGAATCCCACCAGGCTAGCCCGTTCTGGAAGACCATCTTCGAGCGTGCGAATCGCACCAGCCAAATTTGGTATCGCGGCGCCAACGTGGTTCCGCGTCTCGAGGTGATCTGCTCGCGTGCCGTGTTCCGTCAGTTGGAGGAGCAAGCATGATCGAACTTCACAGCCTGGAGGCGGAACACGGCGTGCTGGGCGCCATGCTCAAACAGCCGCACCTGATTAGCGTTCTGTCCGAAGAGCTTTCCCCCGACGCGTTCGCATACAGCGTCAACGCAGACCTGTATCGGCTGATTCTTGATCTGGAGTCTGCCGGCACGCCGATTGACATCATCACTCTGGCGGAGGCCAAAGAGTTCCTTTGCGACGAAACCCGGACGATGGCTTACGTCGGGGAAATCCTGAGCAACATCGTCAGCGTGGCGAATGCCAAGGAGTACGCACGGATCGTTCGTGAGCGAGCCATCTCACGCCAGATAGCTGATGTAGCCAGTGGGGTAGAGGAGGTTGCTCATCAGAATTGTTCAATCGAAGACAAGATCGCCCAGGCCCAGGCTCTTGTGCTTGGTCTGGATGCCGGCGGCACCAACGGTGAGTGCCAGATGGTTGGGGACATCCTGCGCGACCATGTGGAGGTGCTTCAGGAGCGTCATGACCGAGCGCAGAAAGGCGACATGCTGGATGGTTTGAGTACCGGAATTCCTGACCTCGACCAGTACACGCAGGGCCTGAAGTCTGGACAGATGATTGTCATCGCTGGTCGCCCTGCAATGGGCAAAACCACCCTGGCGATGAACATCGCAGCAGACGTGGCCATCAAGCAGAGCAGGCCGGTCCTGGTGATCAGTCTCGAGATGACCAAGAGCCAGCTAATGGATCGCCTGATCGCGGCCGTCGGCGGAATACCCCTGCAGGACCTCAAGGACGGATCCTGCACCCACAAGGAGTCTACAGAGCTCGCTGCAGCCACCCTAAAGCTGCGCGACGCCAAGATCGCCGTGAGCGACGTACCGGTCATGACGATGCCGCGCATCCGCTCCATTGCCCGCCGGCAGAAGCACCGCATGGGTGACCTGGGCCTGATCGTCATCGACTACCTGGGCCTCGTGGAAGGAGAGGGCAAGGGGAGGGTGGATGACGTCACCACCATGTCGCGCCAGATGAAGCTGTTGGCCAGGGAGATCGGATGCCCGGTGCTCCCGCTCTGCCAGCTCAACCGCGGATGTGAGTCTCGCCCGGATAAGCGCCCGGTGCTCAGCGACCTACGCGAGTCCGGCGCCATCGAGCAAGACGCGGACATCGTGATGTTCGTGTACCGCGATGAAGTCTATTTCCCGAACAGCGATAAGAAAGGCATCGGCGAAATCCTGATCCGGAAGAATCGGGACGGAGAGATCGGCAGCGTATTCACCTCCTTCCAGGGAAGCAAATCCCGATTCGTTCCTCTTGCAAGCCACTACCGCGAGCAGCCTGAGCAGAAGGAGGACTGGTGATGAAGCGCTCCTGGACCGTAGTCGTGGGCGCCAAGCGCTTCACGATGATTCTGATGGAGGACTGCGACCCGCTCGCTGTCGTGAAAAGCATCTGGCCCGAAGGGAGGATCGAGCAGTGACGCCCGCAAAACAGGAGTCCCTCATGCAGGGACAGACCGGCATCGCGAAGAAGGTCTATGAGTGCGTGCCGATCTCTGAGCCCTGGCGTTCGTTCCAGGTGCTCACCGCGCTCCGCAACATGACCGGAAGCACGCCGGACGTTCGGATTGTCCAGGGCTGTCTGCGCGATCTGGTCGATTCAGGACTGATCCGCCGCACTGGTACTGACCACTACCAACGAATCCAAGTCGAGAAAAAGACCAAGCCTCAGGAGCCGAAGATGGGCGAGCCCGCGAAGAAGATCGAAACCCAGTCCGAGCCGAAGCGCTCTGCTTCCCCGCTGGAGATGCTGGGCGAACTGGCAACCGAGATCGTTGGCATGGCCGAGCACATGAAACGCCTGTCTGATCGCATCGAGGACGTCGCGCTGGCGGTTGAGCAGGAACGCGAATCGAACGCCAAGTCGATGGAAAGCTATCGCCAACTCAAGGCACTGCTGAAGAGCCTGCAGGGGGAGGGCGAGTGACATGGATATCGTAGACATCGCCAATGACTACGCCGAGCGAGAACTCGCTGAACGACTGTACTCCCGAGTCAAGTACATCGGCGAGAGCCTGTACGAATGTGAAGACTGCAGCGAGGAGATTCCTGTGGCGCGGCGGGCACTCGTTCCTGGGGTTCGTAAGTGCCGGGACTGCGCGGAACTGGCTGAGCGGAGGGCTGTGTGATGGATGTTAAAACGCACTATTGCTCGTTCTGCGGAGAGTCAGAGCACGACCTAAAGGCGCTCATCAAAGGCCCGTCGGCGCTTATCTGTGATGCATGTGTTGCTCTGTGTGTGGAACTGCTCGAGGACAAGGGCCATTGGCCGCCAGTTCCTTGTGGTTCTGGAGTTTCCGAATCCAATCAGGAGGAGGTCGAGTGATGCGGAACTATCGCAAGCCAGAAATGTACTCGGACGCCGATTGGGAAATGGTCCAGGGCTATATGGCCGGCAAGGATGGCCTGCGCGCCGAACGGTCCACGGCAGCCTACATGCATGGTTATCGAAATGGGGTTTCGGACAGGACTGGTGTTCCTCACGAACGCGCCGAGGTTCTTCGTCGCCGTGCGGAGATGATCCCCGGTATCACTCCCCATAAGGTCTGGTTCCAGGGGAGGGCGCCCCGTGACTGACTTCTTCGGACTCCTCGACGAGCCTGGTGCTCAGGTTGCGGACGGTCCGCTCCCGGGAAAGAAAGGGTGGGGAAAGGCACCGTTCTGCGGAAACAAGGCCCACCGCTTCGAGCTGGTCTTTGCCGACACCATCGGTCCGCATGGGCGCGAAAAGTACTGGGTAGCTCTCTGTGGTGCGGATGCGGTTACTACCGACAAGGCGCCGATGTTCTCGGCTGGTAGCTGGCAACGATGCAAGAACTGTGAGCGGAGAGCGAGCCATGACTGACAAGAAGATCGACAAGTTCTGGACTTACATGCTGGCGGCAATCATCGGAATGAGCTTCGCCGCGCTGGCTATCCATCTCTATGACCGATTCTCCGGGAATGGAACAGCCTGGAACTTCTACAGCCCCAACACGGACATGACCTGCCTTGTCGCTCGTAGTCATGGGCAGGAAGTTATGGCTTGCCTTCCCGGTGATCGCCGGCAGGAGGCTGGCCGTGGCTGAACTCGCTCTCATCCGCACCGCCCAGGGCCTGGTCCCGGCGACCGAGGCAGATCGCGAAACCGTTCAGAAGTGGAAGGACGGCCAGGTCGTTCACGGGAAATTCACCCGGATGCGCAATGCCAAGTTCCACGGCAAGTTCTTCGCCATGTTGGATCTCGCATGGGAGTACTGGGAGCCGAAAGGCGGTCTGGTGCCGCGCCAGGAGATGCGTGGCATTCGTGGGCTGGCCAAGTACTTCGAGGATCTGAATGGGCGTCCTGGCCAATTGCAGAACGCCGTCGCCGCGTACATCGCCAAGCTTGAGGCTGATCGCGCCGACCGCTTCCCGGCAGTTGAGAAGAGCCGAGAGGCGTTCCGCGAGTGGATCACCATCGAGGCCGGTCACTTCCACCTGATCCATACGCCTGACGGCGTTCGCAAGGAAGCCAAGTCGATCAGTTGGGCGAGCATGGACGACACAGCTTTTGAGCCGCTTTACCGCGACGTGTTTGCCGCCTGCTGGCGCTTGGTGCTGTCCGCGCACTTCGAGACCGAGGCGGACGCCATGGCGGCGGCTGATCAGATGGGGACTTTCGCATGAGCAAGTTCAAGGCAGGAGATCTGGCGCTTGTGATCAATCACACCTTCCCTCCGGTGGTTGGAACCTGCGTCGAACTGATCAGCCGCCATTTGGTTGGACCTGTTGATCGTTCAAATCCGATGGACCCAGGCGTCTACGAGACACCAGAAGGCGAACCGGTCTGGGAGAAGTGGCTGATGCCACTGAAAGGGGATTTCCACCCCGAGCAGCAGAAGGCGAAGGAGGAGATCGCATGAACCCTCGTATCGGCGTTGCTCTGTGGGTCTTAGATCGCCATGAGTGGAACTGGAGAAGGTTGAACCGGTACGCCTTCATCATGCGTAAGAAGATGGCTGCGAAGGCCGTGGCTCTGATTGCCCATGATCGGATCCTTACCGACGAGGTTCTTGCTCGCGGGCTTCCCTCTTACTGGGATAGGGAGACGAAGGAGGTTGACGCATGAGCTATTGCCGTTGGAGTTCCGACGATTTCCAGTGCGATGTTTACGTCTACGAAAGCGTAGCCGGTGGCTTTGTGACTCAAGTGGCTGCCAATAGGGTGGTTTTCAAGGAGAACCTTCCTGCCCCGGTCCCTTTCGAGCCTGAATACGTGAAGGAATACCTGGAGCGTCACCATAAGGTGATGGCGATGGTTGGTGCGGCTGACCGTGTGCAGATTGGTCTCCCGCATGACGGCGACAGCTTCGATGATGCCGATCAAGAGGCCTGCGCAGACCGGCTTGAGTATCTGAAAGGGCTTGGCTATCGCGTTCCGCAGTACGCCATTGACGCACTGCGCGAAGAGGTAGAGGCATGAGCGGATCGAAAGTTGCTCGACTGGCCATCGGAAGCTTGCTGGTCGCTGCATTGATTGCCTACACGCAAACCTCCATTCCGGTGAACGGATGGATCGTTTCGCTCATGGGGACCGCCACTCTATGGCTTGGCTACTTCGCGGGAGAAGAGCTATGAGCCGCAGCTTGTTCTTCCGCGCCATGCGGAGAGTTCCTGTTCGGCCAAGAGCGCTCATTGTCCTGGTGATCATGATCGCCTTCGGCTGGGTGCCGCTTGTGGTGGCTGTATGCGAGGCAGTCGGCGAAGGGGTTCGGGCCTGCCGGCAGGAATCGTCCAGGCTCTACGGCGACTTCAGCAAAGCTTTCACCGACTGCTGGAAAGCCTTGGTTTCGGGGGAGCCTCAATGAGCCTATCCGCCAGCCAGCCCAAACCGAAGAAATGCCAGAACCCTGCATGCGGCCAGGAGTTCACCCCTCGCTTCAGCAGCACGCAAAAGGTCTGCTCGCCGGCCTGCGCCCTGGCCATCAAGGACAAGCACGCCAAGCCGGCGCGGAAAGCCATCGACGACCGGGAGCGGAGGGAGATCAAGGTTCGGAAGGAGAGGCTGAAGACGCACAGCGACCACATCAAAGATGCAGAGAAGGCCGTTCGGGATTACCGGCGAACCTACGAACTTTCCATCGGCAGCGGCTGCATAAGCTGCGGCAAGTCTCAGGCCGAGGTACTGGCCGAACAAGGCTGGAAGACTGGAGGTGCATTCGACGCAGGGCATTTTCTCGGAAAGGGGGCAAGGCCCGAGCACCGCCTAGAGCCATCCAACATTTGGCTTCAATGCAAGGCCTGTAACGCGGGCTCAAGCAAGTACGCCAGGAAGGGGCTTACCGTTTCCCAGGGCTTCCGTGAGGGCTTGATCGAACGCATCGGCCTGGAAGCTGTAGAGGCTCTGGAAGCCGATCACCGTCCCCGCAAGTACACCAACGACGAACTGAAGGCGATCACCGCTGAGTACCGCGCCAAGCTGCGCGAACTGAAGAGGGCAACGGCATGAATTTAAACAGCGCGCGCATTGCCTGGCACGATGCTTTCTATACCCCTTGGAACAGCGGCATGGCTGAGGCGGCAGAGCGAGCTGCTCTTGGAATTGTCGAAGCTGGCGGATATGTCCGGCGCCGTATCACCGAGATAGATGATGATGGGGAGGCTGTCTCCTACAGCCAGCACACCTTCGTGCCAGGAATCCACCAGACCAGAACTGAGCGCGACATTAGCACTCCTCGGGCTGTTCATCAGGCGCTCGCCGGCGTGATTCAAAAGGCGATCGATACCCTCCCGGCGCATCTGAAGGTGTTCGGCAATCACATGTACAGCCCGATGGCTGGCGAAGACGACAAAGAGGCTGCGGAAGAGATCGTGTTCAGGGTGGCGTACGACACTGGCCCAAGGATGTACACGAAGAAATTCGAGAAGGCGCGCTATGTCGCTGCGGGAGTCTTGTTCCGGTACCGTCGCATGCATCAGGGCGGGCAGAGCGAAGGTGTTGATCCTTGCCCGAGCCCTGAGTCGTTCCGCGCCTGGCTTGACCGTATGCATGGCATTGAACTTGACCCAAGAAACTGGGATAGGGAATGGGACGGCTTTATCCAGGCCTGTTTCGATGCCTGCAACGATCTCGACAAGGCCGCGCTTGTGCCTGTCTCTTCGGCGATAAAAATGATGAAAAATGCTGCTTGACGACAAATGTGCGGCTGAGGCACACTTATCTCCATCGTGACAAATTCGCCTCTGGCGAAAGTCATAAAAAGCCCCGCCTTAGCGCGGGGCTTTGTTTATCTCTGGTGGTGCTGCAACCACGTCCATCCGTTGCTGAATCCGGTACCCTCAAAGTCCTTACCGAGTTCCATCCCAAGGAAGGAGTCTCCATTGAATAGCGGAGAGGTATCGGTGTCCTTGGTTTTACCGTAGAGAGCTGCTTTGAGCTTTCCAAGCGGTTGTTCTGTGTTTAATAGCCAGCCAAAAGTTGACCCGTCTGGGCTGGTGAATACCAACTGACAGTCTTTCTGTGAGTATTTCTCGATCACAGCTTTAATTAGGGGGGCGTTCTCCCTTAAGTGTTTTGGTGTGACATTCTCATTTGCAAGACGAATGAGAATCATATATGTCTTTTCTGCTGAACTCATGTCGTATCCTCTGCTTTGGCTGAGACAGCAGTATAGCTTTCACGCATGCGGCAGAAGAAAGCAAGGTTCACCACTGGTGATCTCAAGGCGAAAGCCCCGGCTCCTTGCTCTGCGGGCGTGACGCCGGCTAGTCCGGCACCTATTCCGCGGCTCTAGCTCAACTGGCAGAGCGCTGTCCTTCCAAGTCAGATGTTGCGGGTTCAAGTCCCGCGAGCCGCTCCATGCACATAGATGTCAGGGTGACATATCATGGCCATTCTCGTTGATCTGCTAGAGGATGGCGTGATGACTGATTTTCTCGAAATACGTGAGGCATACACGAAGTACAAGGCCGCTCAGGACGCCTACTGGTCTGACCTTCAGAAGAAGGCGTGGGCCATCTATATTGGATTCGAGCGGCATCTCCGTCTTGACCAGCACAAGGTGACGGTTCCCGGCGAGGATGCGCAGCCTTATGTCCAAGTCGGCAGCATGGATGGAGACCGCTTCGTAAGGGCTCTGGCCCCTCAGTTCAGCGGAGCGGATGGAAAGGTGGAATTCACGATCAGCCTGTTGGTTGACGAACACCCCAGCTCCTACCCCAAAAAGAGAATCCTTATTCAGGCCTCTATCGGAAAAGAGTCGGGCCGGTACATGGTGGAGATTAAAGGCAGGTCGGGGCCTATCACTGTTTCCATTGGGCCTGATTTCCCAAGCGATCAGCTTGGCGATTTGTACGAAATGATCGCTAGAGACGTGATCGCGTCGATGGACCCATCGGCATTCGCCTAGGTTACATCTGAAATTCTAAGGCCCAGGCAATGACCTGGGCTTTTCTGCATCTGGAGTACGTGAATATGGCCGAGCCGAGTGGTGCGGTAGCAGTCGCCGGCTTGGTCGGTATTGGTGCGTCCGCGTTGATCCCTGGCATTGATGCCAATGCAGTGATCGGGGCTTTTGCTGGGGCTATCTTCTTCGTGGTGTATGCCAAGGACATCTCGGCCTGGGCTCGCCTTGGTTACTTCGCTGCGTCCTGGATCGTTGGCTACTACGTCGCCGGCGAAGTCATCGGGCGGGAGTGGGCAAGGACATCGGGCCTGGTCGCCTTTGGTGGGGCATTGTTCTGCGTCGCAGTGGGCACCAGCTTGCTGGAGTGGGTGCAGGGGGGGAAGACGCCTGGTTGGCTCCGCTTCATAGCGGACCGCTTTGGAGGTCGTAATGGTTGACCCTTGGACTCTGGTAGCCGCGATGATTTGCGGCGCCATCTGCATGCGGCTGGCGACATACCGCCGGCAAGGCGCGAGGTATCGCCGGGGAGTGTCCTGGCTCGCATACCTGCTGTGCGTTGGCAGCGGGTGTTTCGCCCTGAGCGTGATGCTCGATGCACTCCACGGCTACAGACTGAATCCTGTCTCCCCCTGGCTGACCCTGGTCCTGGCAATCCTGCTCGGCCTTGTCTGCCGCGCCCGGGGGAACCTGGCCCATATTCTGAGGGTGTACTGATGGATGCTCCTCTTCTGCTGAAGAACACTGGCACATGCCTGATTTTGTGTGACAGCAACGGGAAGCCGCTCCCTGGCCAGCTTTCATTGAGCGTCAGCAACGACGGCCCTATTCCGACCGTCACGGTCACGTTCGCACTCGTTAACAAGCGGGTAAGGCTTTGCGGCGAAGAGATGGAGTCGCGCATCTCATACGATGCATATCTTGAGACAATTAAGGGAAGGCGCAGCTGATGACCAAGTGCACCTTCTGCAACAAGACACGAGAATGGGCGAAGAAGTGGGCCCGAGTTGCCATGGAGCGCGCGGCCTCTGCTGTGGCCGCCAAGCCGAAGCGTCCTGGAGCAAGCGATGACTGAAGCAGAGGAAGAGATTCGAATCATTCTGCGTGATCTCCTCGATGAGCAGCGCAAGACAAATCAGCTATTGCACCTTCTGATCCAGGCTCTGGCCGAAGATGGCGAGGATCCTGACGCCATGCCGACCAGCTATCTGGATGGAACACCTATCCAAGGGCATCAGCCGGTACGCAGTAATAGCCTTTTGGCAACACCGCCAGGGGAGCGATGATGTCGACGTTTATGGGATCCGCCAGGGAAACCCAGATAGCTGCTGTCCGGGTCCGCCGCGGATGGTTCGGCAAGCTGGTTGTCCAGGTTCGCTACAAGATCGAGCGCCCTGAAAGCCCGCTCCCTGGCCGGGAGTTGATCTACCACGTATGCGGGCTCTCCCGTTGGCGAGATGCCAACGCAAATGATTTCGCCGAAGCCCTGATGGTCGCGAAGCTCATCGGGATGTCTGATGAAGGAACGCCCTCATGAAGAGTCACCCGATCCCTGCAGGAGTCGAGGTCAACCCCAATCGGCCCTGGACGCCTGATGACATTGCTGGGTACAGCGGCGAGGTAGTGAGCGCCATGAAGGTTCTCGAGCCTCTGCTGCGCTCCGGACTGCTGGCGCTCCATCCTGATGAATGGCAAGGCGGAAAGCTCTCGTTCCTCAGACCGGCACAAGCTAGGCGGCAAGGCTGGACCCCGCCGGTTCAGGCAGCCGGCAATCAGGTATCCAGAAGTGCCTGACCTCCCTCAGCGTCACACCAAGCCCAAGGCCAATGGAGTGACTAAGCACGAGGTAGAGGACAAGGCATGGGGGAATGGGCGCGGCGGCAGACCGTGGCGTCGCAAGCGAGAGCGCATCCTCAGGCTGGATGGCTACATGTGCCAGTGCCCAGAGTGCAAGGGGGTGAAGAGGATCGCCACAGAGGTGGACCACATCATCCCGCTGAGCCAGGGAGGCACAGACGATGACTCCAACCTGATGGCTATTGCTGGCTACCCATGCCATGCGAGGAAGACGGCGAGGGAGTCGGCGGCATCTAGGAAATAGTCGGGTTCTCTTAGCGTGCGGACACGACGATATCGAGATATTTACGAACTACGGCAGTGGTTTTCACTGGTTTCGTGCGTTTTTACCGAAAAATCGATTTTAATGAGAAAAACTCTCATTTATAGGGGTGGGGCGGGTCAAAACCTTATAACCTTTCGTTAGGACACCGCGCCACCAAAGCACTTTCCATTTCCACAGAATTTAGGTTTCAAGATGGCACGACACAAACAGCCAGATGTCGTCGCCAAGTTCAAAGGCGCCGACAAGAAAAACCCCCAGCGCTACCGGCAGGAGTCGGCAAAGGGGGAGGGGGAGGTCGGCGAAGCGCCAATCCATCTGCAAGGCCCCGCTCGTCTCGCATGGAAAGAGTTGTGCGCTCAGTCGATCAAGGGCGTTCTGACGGGATCGGACCGGATCATCCTGGAGGTCACCGCGAACCTGCTCGCTGAATACCGTGCCAACCCGACAGAGTTCGCGGTTGGCAAGTACACCCACCTGATCGGAAACCTGGCCCGGCTTGGACTAACGCCGTCCGACCGCCAGAAGTTCGGCCTGGAAAAGCCGAAGGAGAAGGACGAGTTCGAGGATTTCTGAGATGACCCCCAGCGACATTGCGCGACAGTACGCTAGCGATGTCGTGGGTGGGGCTATCGTTGCGTGCCGGTATGTGAAGCTTGCATGCCGGCGCTTCCTGAATGACTTGGACCGCCAGGGCGATGACGATTGGCCATACGTTTTCGATGAGGCCAAGGCAGATCGTGCTGTCAAGTTCATGCAGCTCATGCCTCACACCAAAGGCAAATGGAGCGCTTCGAAGTCGAAGCTAGTGTTCGAGCCTTGGCAGGTATTCATCGAGGCCAACATCTTCGGCTGGGTGAAGAAGGACACCGGCAAGCGCAGGTTCCGCGAGGCCTACGAAGAGATTCCCAGGAAGAACGGGAAGTCGGCCCGTCTTGCCGCACGAGGCATTTACCTATTCGCCGCAGATGGCGAGTCGGGAGCCGAGGTCTACTCCGGCGCCACCACCGAGAAGCAGGCCTTCGAGGTTTTCCGTCCAGCGTGGATGATGGCGCACAAGCTGGAGAACCTGCGTAACCGATTCGGTATCGAGCTTTCTGGCAACCAGAAGAACCCTGGCCCCATGTTCGTCATGGAGGACATGTCGAAGTTCGAGACGGTGATCGGCAACCCAGGGGACGGTGCAAGTCCCCATGCGGCCCTGGTGGACGAGTACCACGAACACGACACGGATGCCCTGGTTGACACCATGCAGACCGGCATGGGGGCACGAGAACAGCCATTGCTGTCGATCATCACGACGGCGGGATCGAATCTCGGCGGACCCTGCTACGAGAAGCGACGGGACGTGATCCGCATTCTCGAGGGTCAGACGATCGATGAGACGATTTTCGGGATCATCTACACGATCGACGAGGATGACCCGTGGGATGACCCGGCCAGCCTGATCAAGGCCAATCCGAATTACGGAGTGTCGGTATTCCCTGACTTCCTCCTGGCCCAGCTCCAGCAGGCCAAGCGTTCGGCGTCGAAGCAGAACGCCTTCCGCACCAAGCACCTGAACCAGTGGGTGGGAGCTAGGACGGTCTGGATGAACATGCTGGCCTGGCAGCGGCAGAAGCGCGACTTCACGATTGCGGACATGGCCGGCTGCCGCTGCTGGATGGCTTTGGACCTGGCGAGCAAGAAAGACGTGGCCGCTCTTGTGATGTTGTTCGAGAAGGCGGGACAGTTCTACTGCATTCCCCGCTTCTACGCTCCAGAGGCTGCCGCCGAGGAAAACGAGAAGTATCAGAACTTCGCACTTGAAGGTCACCTGATCCTGACGCCCGGGAGCATGACCGATTACGCATTCATTGAGGCGGACATCCTAGATCTGGCAAAGCAGGTCGACCTGCAGGATGTCGCCTTCGACGACTGGCAGGCCAACTACCTGATCACCCGGCTTTCGAACACATCCATCCCGGTCGTGGACTTCAACCAGACGGTGAAGAACATGAGCGACCCGATGAAGGAGGTGGAGGCGCGGGTTATCGCGCGGACGCTCTGGCATGACGGAAACCCAGTCATGACCTGGATGATGGGAAATGTGGCGGCAAAGATCGATGCCAAGGAAAACATCTACCCGCGCAAGGAAAACGACAACGACCCCAACTGCAAGATCGACGGTCCAGTGACCTTGATCATGGCTATGGGGCGCGCCCTGGTTGCCGGCGTTGATGACGGCGACGACTTCATGAACGCCATACGGAACCCGATCATCGCATGAACATCGCTACTGGCCTCTACCTCTTCTTTGGCGTCCTTGGTCTGGCTCTTTTCGTAGCCGGAACCTTCGTGCTGCTGGGGCTCGGCTGGGCGCTCATTTCCGGTGCGGCGTCGGCGTTCGCCATAGCGGCGTTCATTCGCAAGGGGCTGACCAGTGAGTAAGAGTCTCGGAAAAGTCCTGAGCAGTGCTACGTCTGCGCCCAGGTCTTCATTGTTCGGTTGGGGGGATAAGACCATCCGCCTGACAGATGGCGCGTTCTGGTCGCAGTTCCTGGGGCGAGAGTCGTCTAGCGGGAAAAAGGTCACTGTCGACAAGGCAATGAAGCTGTCTGCGGTATGGGCTTGCGTTCGCTTGATCTCTACTTCTGTCGCCGGTCTTCCGCTTGGAGTGTACGAGCGGAAAGCGGACGGGAGCAGAGTCGATGCTCGGTCGTTCCCGCTCTACGATGTTGTTCACAACAGCCCCAACGACGACATGACGGCCTTCCAGTTCTGGCAGGCCATGGTCGCATCAATGCTGCTTTGGGGTAACGCATACGCGGAGATTCGCCGCGCTGCTGGCAGACCGGCTGCGTTGGACTTCCTGCTTCCATCGAGGGTCGACCTGGAGTGTGATGACAACGGTCGGCTGAAGTACTTCTATACGCCAAGGAAGGGTGCTCGTAGAGAGATCGAGCGCACAAACATGCTGCACATCCCGGCGTTCACGCTGGATGGTCGAATTGGTCTTTCTGCAATCCGGTACGGCGTTGATGTCTTCGGTTCGGTCATGTCGGCGGAGGATGCAGCCAACGGCACATTCAAAAACGGACTTCTACCCACGGTCGCCTTCAAGGTTGACCGCATTCTCCAGCCTGCGCAGCGGGAGGAGTTCAGGGAGTATGTGAAGTCCGTATCGGGCGCGATGAACTCCGGAAGATCCCCGGTTCTGGAGCAGGGGATTACCCCTGAAACCATCGGCATCAATCCGGTCGATGCTCAGTTGTTGGAGACGCGAGAGCATGGCGTGATCGAGATTTGCAGATGGTTCGGGGTTCCGCCCTGGATGATTGGCCAGACCGACAAGGGGAGCAACTGGGGGACAGGGCTTGAACAGCAGATGCTCGCGTTCCTGACATTCTCGATCAGCTCGATCACGAATCAGATTCAGCAGTGCGTCAATAAGCGGCTGCTAACTGCGCCCGAGCGGATTCGCTATTACGCCGAGTTCTCCCTTGAGGGGTTCCTGAAGGCTGATAGCGCTGGTCGCGCTGCCTGGTACAGCACCATGGCGCAAAACGGTTTCATGACCCGCAACGAAGGTCGGCGGAAAGAGAACCTGCCAGAACTCCCCGGCGGAGACATTCTCACCGTCCAATCCAACCTAGTTCCAATCGACCAACTCGGTCAATCTAACGAGAGCCAGGCCGTCCGCGCCGCGCTCATGAACTGGCTCAGCCAGCCAGAACCACAGGAGTAACCCATGACTCTGCGAAATCTTCCGGCAGCGCCGGAGGCTCGCCCGCGCTCGGGCGTCCAGTGCGACCTGGCGCCCAAAGCGCTAGATGCATGGCGTCCTGAGCTTCGAGCAGCTTCTGGCGATAACCCGGACTCCACGATCACCATCTACGAGCCGATTGGCTACGACTGGTGGACCGGTGAAGGTGTCACGGCAAAACGCATTGCTGGCGCTCTGCGCTCCATCGGCAACGATATCGATGTGACCGTGAATATCAACAGCCCTGGCGGCGACGTATTCGAAGGCCTGGCCATTTACAACCTGCTGCGCGAGCACAAGGGCAAGGTCACGGTGAACATCATCGGCCTGGCTGCCTCTGCCGCCTCTTTCATCGCCATGGCGGGGGATGAGATCCGCATTGGCCGCGCCGCCTTCCTGATGATCCACAACGCCTGGCTGATCGCCATGGGCAATCGGAACGACCTGCGCGAGATCGCCGACTGGCTGGAGCCATTCGACATGACGCTGGCTGACATCTACGCACAGCGCACGGGAATCGACATCGACGACATCGTGAAGCGGATGGACGCCGAGACCTGGATCGGTGGGCGCGAAGCCGTCGACAAAGGGTGGGCAGATGCCTTCCTGGAGTCCGATGAGATCTCCAGCGCTCCCAGCAACCGCAGCGAAGCCATCTTGGCCAAGCGCCGAATGGATGCCGCCCTGGCTCGCAGCGGAATGCCGCGAAGCCAGCGCAATGAACTCATCAACGACTTCAAGACCAGCATGCTTGGCGCTGCTGGCGGGGGTGGTGACACCCCGACCGATATGCCTGGCGCTGTCGCTCCTGACCTCTCCGCTGCACTACGGGCAGCACAAGACATCACCAAATTCCTCCAAGGAGAATCGCAATGAGCGACTTCGAAAAACAAATCGGCGAACTGAACGCCAGCCTCAAACAGGTTGGGGATCAGATCAAGTCACAGGCCGAACAGGTCAACACCCAGATCGCCAACTTCGGCGAGATGAACAAGGAAACCCGCGCCAAGGTCGACGAACTGCTGACTGCTCAGGGCGAACTGCAAGCACGACTGAGCGCCGCGGAACAAGCCATGCTGGCCAACGAGAAGCGTGACGGCGGCGAAGAAGCACCGAAGACCGCCGGCCAAATGGTCGCAGAGAGCCTGAAAGAGCAGGGTGTAACCAGCTCCCTGCGCGGTTCGCATCGCGTATCCATGCCGCGCTCGGCCATCACCTCCATCGACAGCTCTGGCGGCGCCCTGGTTGCTCCTGATCGTCGCCCAGGTGTCGTTGCTGCGCCGCAGCGTCGACTGACCATCCGCGACCTGGTTGCGCCTGGCACCACTGAGTCGAACTCCGTCGAGTACGTCCGCGAGACCGGCTTCGTCAACAATGCCGCTCCTGTTTCGGAAGGCGCCCAGAAGCCGTACTCCGACCTCACCTTCGAGCTGGAAAACGCGCCGGTTCGCACCATCGCCCACCTGTTCAAGGCAAGTCGCCAGATCCTGGACGACGCATCGGCCTTGCAGAGCTACATCGATGCGCGTGCTCGTTACGGCCTGATGCTGGTCGAAGAAGGTCAACTGCTCTACGGGAACGGGACCGGCGCCAACCTGCACGGCATCATTCCGCAGGCACAGGCCTACGCTCCGCCGAGCGGCGTAGTGGTGACTGCCGAGCAGCGAATCGACCGCATCCGCCTGGCGATCCTTCAGGCGCAACTGGCCGAGTTCCCCGCCAGCGGTATCGTGCTCAACCCCATCGACTGGGCGCTGATCGAGCTGACCAAGGACGCCGAGAACCGCTACATCATCGGCAGCCCGCAGAACGGCACCACTCCGACCCTCTGGCGTCTGCCGGTGGTGGAAACCCAGGCCATCACTCAGGACGAGTTCCTGACCGGTGCGTTCTCTCTCGGCGCCCAGATCTTCGACCGCATGGACATCGAGGTTCTGGTTTCCACCGAGAACGACAAGGACTTCGAGAACAACATGGTCACCATCCGCGCCGAAGAGCGACTGGCCTTCGCGGTCTATCGCCCCGAAGCGTTCGTCACTGGCTCGCTGACCGCCAGCTGATTGGAAGGGGCCGGGAGACCGGCCCCTCTTTCTTTGAGGTGACTATGCCTGACGTAATGATCAAGCCAATTCGCTCATACCTGGACGGCGGTCGCGTGAGAAAGGCTGGTGGTGATGCATACCTTGCATCCGAGCATCTGGCTCGCCAGTTGGCGGCGCGCGGTCTTTGCCAGATTGTGGAATCAGAGATCCCAAAGCCTGTGGCTGGCGAGTCGCTGTCTGCCTCGCAAGTGGCCCCAGCCTCACAGCAGAAGACTGCGAACGAGTCCGAGAGTGGCGAAACTCCTCGCCGCAGAGGGCGGCCATCTGCACGAACACAACGTTCCGACTGACCCCCTGGGCTGATGCGCTGTGGGCAATGGATAAGGTCTGGTGGGAGAGATACGGCGCCGAGGCTAAAGCAAACTTCTGTGGTGAGCTTCTGACACTCAGCGCCAATCCCTTCGGAATAAAGACGGCGCGCATCGAGCACTACAGGAACTCAGGCGGCGGCGCAGTTTCCTTGGCCATCGCCAGGGGTGCTAAACGCATCATCCTGCTGGGCTATGACATGCAGAAAACCAATGGTCAATCGCACTGGCACGGCGACCACCCGAAAGGGCTCGGGAGCGCCGGCAAGATCGCGGAGTGGCCGTCCGAGTTCGAGCGCCTGAAGCGCAACAACCCGACAATCGAGATCATCAATTGCACTCGCGAAACAGCGCTGAGCTGCTTCGCTCGACGCCCGCTGGAGGAAGTGCTGAATGAGCCTGATCCCGCTTGATACAGCAAAATCCTTCCTTGATGTGATCCACGATTGGGATGACGCCAAGCTCCAATTGCTGCTGGACGGGGCCGAGGACGAGGCCTGCCAATTCATGTGGCGCCAGTCTCTTGATGGCCTTTGCAACTGCGAAGAGAGCAGCGAGGTGGTCAGCAGCGAGCCAGGCATTCCGCCTAGCGTGGTCATCGGAGTGCTTCTTTTGCTTCAGGCCAGCTATCAGGCTGCTCCCGATGAAATCGCAACGCTGCGCAAGGCGGCCGAGGTGAAGCTGATGCCGTACCGATGCGGCCTGGGGGTTTGAATGCTGGCCTACCGTATGCGCCACCGCATTCAGTTTCAGCGGCAGGTCCACACACAAGACCCTGACACGGGAGAAGAGACGACGACCTGGGAGACGGTTCTGTTCTCCGGTCACGCTGACCTGCCCGCAGAGGTTCTGACTGGGCCAGGTCGCGAGTTCATCGCCGCAGACGCTACGCAGGCAGAGACCACTGCCAGGATCAACTGTCGGTGGTTCCCCGTTGAGCGGTTGGAACTGTACACCTGGCGGGTCATCTGGGATGGCAGGGTCTACAACGTCACCAGCGCAGAGACCGATGTCACCGCTCGGCGCGAATGGAGACTGCGCTGTTCTGATGGATTGACGGACGGTCGGTAACTATTTGGCCCGAAAGGGCGCTCAACACGCAGCTAGGCCCGTACAGCCGAACGGCGGATGTCGCTCATCCGTCCGCCCCGCTGCGTTTCTATTCGCCTGATGAGCGAGGTAACGACAGATGCGCGACAGTAATGTTTTCGAGATTAAGAGATTGGCTGATGGGCTGGACGCTGCTTTGAAGGCGACCGATGCCTATGAGTACCTAATAGATCGGATAGCCGCTGTCTTCCTGAAATGCAGCCTCGTCCGAACTGTCGGCCTATTCGATGAGATGGCAGTCCTCGAAGCGATCAACGAGATCGATCTTTGCATCAAAGCCTCTGGCGAAGACTCGCGCGTCGCGGGCTTGTGTCGCTACGCTTTGGAGCTATCTGGCGTAGGGGAAAACGAATTGATGATCGACGGTGACGGGAAGGTGAAGCGCCGCATGGTTTACTTCATTCGGAACAGTCGTGGATCGATCAAGATCGGTTCGAGTATGAATGTCGAGGATCGCCTACATCAGCTTGAAACTGGAGCTGGCGAACGCCTCGAACTTATAGCCTCTGTACCAGGATCCTTCGGTGCGGAGCGAGAGCTACACGCGCGGTTTACTGGTTTGCGCGAGCATGGCGAATGGTTCAGCCCTGGGGAGGAATTGCTGGAGTACATCAACCAGCTTCAATTGACCTTCGGCCTCGACGCCGCCTAACCCCGCCCTGACGAACGAAAGCCCGCCTTGAGCGGGCTTCGTCGTTTCTGGAGATCATGAAATGACCGACCAAGCAATCGAGCAAGAAATCCAGGCCAAGGGCCTGACCGCTCCCCGCATCACGCCTGCTGACGTTGAGGCGAACATCGTGGGTGAATACTTCTTCACTGCCGAGGATGGGGTGAAGACCGCTTTCAACCAGCAGGATGAGCTGACGCGTTTGACGGGATACCACGCCGAGCTGGGATTGCTGACCTTCTGCGTACTGGTACTGAAGAACGGCTTCACCGTCACCGGCGAGTCGGCCTGTGCGAGCCCGGCGAACTTCGACGCGGAGATCGGCCGGAAAATCTCCCGGCAGAATGCCGTCTCCAAAATCTGGCCACTGATGGGCTACGAACTGCGTAGCAGACTGGCTGACTGATCCATGCTGATCCGTGGAATGCTCGGCCTCGGCGACTCGATCTATTCCAGGGCATTCCTGAGGAAGTACCCAGGCGCATTCCTCGAAACACCCTGGCCAGAGCTTTACCTCGACCTCGACGTGAAGTGCGTTCGCCCGGCGACGCAGTTGAGAACCCAGGCCAAGAACATCCAGCGCGAGCACGACTGGCACCGCCCTGTCGGCGGCGGCCAAATGCGCATCGCCTACGGCCGAGACCCGATCATTCAGGGGCTGCGCAAGGCGTTCCGTTGCGAACCCGGCGAGTTCGACCTGCCGGACTTTGGTCCTCCGCCAGTCGATGGGCGCTATGTGCTGGTTCGCCCAGCCACGGTTCGCGCTGAGTGGCGCGCAGACACGCGCAACCCACTGCCCGAGTACATCGCCAGCGCTGCCTCAGAGATGC